CTCCTCTGCAACTGCTTTCACTCTTGCAGCCTCCTCCGCAACTGCTTTCACTCTTGCAGCCTCCTCCGCAACTGCTTTCAACTTCTCTGTATCAGCAACTGCTTTCACTCTTGCAACCTCCTCTGCATCCGCAACTGCTTTCAACTTCTCTGTCTCAGCATCAAATTCCTTTTTAAATTTTATATACTTAATCAATTGGAAATTTACTGGTTTATATTGGTCAGATAATCTATTATAAAATCCACCTTCTTTATCATTATAAAAATCAATTAGTTTGGATGTTGGATTTATCTTTTTTAAATGATCCAAATGTAACAAAGAATTAGATTTTATTTCAGTAATCTTTTCTGCTTATTGCTTAGGTAATTTATTATACATATTTATAAATTTTAAAAAGTCATTCATATTTCCGGTAGGTATATTTGTTATTAATTCTTCAATTTTATCGTGAATTTCTTTGTTATATTCTTTTATTTGTATCAAATTTTGTTTAATATCATTTTCAATATCAGTATCATTAAAATTATTTTTTTCAAAAACAGTATCTACTTTAATTTCATTTTCAAAAATAAAAAATTTATCATAAGATTGAAAGTGATATTGTTCATATTTTATTTTTTTAAAAGTACCTTCAATATATTTTTTTTGTGTTTCATCATAATAATAATATTTGTTACCAACTATGGGGTTATTTACAACTGTATATTTTTCTCCTCCTCCCCTCATTACATTCGTCTTATTTGTCTTCCTTCTATTCCCAAAAGAAACCCTTCTACTTTTCTTCTTCTTATACTGTCTCAATGAATTATTTTTTTTATGTTTTCTCTGTTTAAGACTTCTCATACTTATATATTATGAATATTTATATATTTATTATTTATTATTTATTGTACAAATAAACAATTAATCCGCTTATTCCAAACACAATCAATATATAGATTATTTTTTCCTTCCACCTATAATATTCCGTATTTTGAAGACCCTTACTTTTATACTCCTCATAATATAACACATAGAATTCCTCCAACGAAATCTTGGGTTTTTCTAATGACACATTGATTTTATTATGAATAAAATGCAGCCAACGAATGAATGATTCTCTTGAATCTAAATAAGCAGTGACAGGATATTCTTCCAACAACTTGCTAAATTTGGTTCCCATCGCTTCCACCGGTATAAACAAAGGCATATTTTGAATCAAATCATAGTATTTCCTCTTTGTTACATCATTTGGGCGATGTGGGTAAGTCATAGCGATTGTATGCAAAAAGAACCAATATTTGGGTCCCCATATAGTAGGGTCTAATGCAGGCATTTAAGATAAAACGATATAAAAACAATTTCGTTTAAACATATACGAAACCATTTAATTAATAAAGGATGAATCAAAATCAAAATCAAAATCAAAACTCAAATTCACACAAAAATAACATATGCAATAATTGCGGCAAACAAGGGCATCTTTTTCATCAATGTAAACTTCCTATTACCAGTTATGGTATCATACTTTACAGAAAAATCAAAGAATTAGAAAAAGACAAAGATTTAGATAAAGACAAATACGAATATTTAATGATCCGTCGTAAAGACAGTTTCGGTTACATCGGCTTTTTAAGAGGCAAATATATACAGCATAATGCAGAACAATTGCAAAACATGTTTGATGAAATGTCGGTTGTAGAAAAGGATAATATCAGAAACAATAATTTTGAAACGCTATGGAAGCAAATGTGGGGCGAAACGTATGTCAGTTCGCAATACAAGAGCGAAGAAAACATATCTCAAAAAAAATTTGATGTTTTAAGGCACGGCATTGTAATTAAATCAAATACATCAGAACCTGTTAATTGCTTTAAAAAGGGATTAGTAGCGGATGATTCTAATACTAAAGAACAAAAAGAACAAAAAGAAGAAAAGATAGAAGAACTAGATAAAATAAAAGAAAAAGAAAAAGAAAAAGAAAAAGAAAAAGAAAAAGAAAAAGAAAAAGAAAAAGAAAAAGACCTAGATATAAAAACACCAGATCAGTTCATTTCATTGGATACTTTGATAAATAACAGCGGCACTGCATGGAAAGAAACCGAATGGGAATTTCCAAAAGGTCGGAGAAATTACCAAGAAAAGGATTTAGATTGCGCCATCCGTGAATTTGAAGAAGAAACCGGCATCAGCAAATATAACATAAAAATCATAGAAAATCTCATGCCATTTGAGGAGATTTTCATCGGTTCAAATCATAAATCGTATAAACACAAGTATTTTTTAGCAGCAATGTGTGAGTCAGAAGTTAAAAATAAATACACTCTAAATAATTACCAAAAAACAGAAGTCAGTCAGATCAAATGGAAGACACTAGAAGAATGCTTGGAATCAATAAGACCATATAATTTAGAAAAAAAGCAATTAATACTAAATATAAATACGGTTTTACAAGAATATAAAATATTTTGAAATGTAGTTAAAGAATACAAAAATATTATTAGTATATAGTAAGTGTATTATAGATGATTTCAACTACGAAGGGTAAAAAGAAATCAGAAGGAGTAAAAGAAAATGAAGAAGCCATTTGCGACAATATTGAAAACATATATGACAAAAAATGCAGCAACAATATGAAACTACTTGAAGCCGAGGAAAACAACCGTATGGAATTTTCCAAGGAACCCATTGATTTACCATTAGAGCCTGCTGTAAATGAAAAAGGGTTTTTATATCCCCATTTAGATGACCCCAATTTCAACATGAAGATCGCTCTCAAAAAGGAATTCAATGACACGCAATATGACGGCACCATTTACGATATCAAAGAATATGCCGACCTTTTAAGTAAAGCAGAATACGAATTGTCACCACATCAAGCATTTGTACGTAATTTCATGTCTTTTCAGACGCCATATAATAGTTTGCTTTTGTATCACGGGCTAGGATCAGGTAAAACGTGTGCCGCGATTGGTGTCTGCGAAGAAATGCGCGACTATTTGAAACAGATGGGAATATCCAAGCGAATCATTATTGTAGCGAGTCCAAACGTACAGGACAACTTCAAGTTACAACTGTTTGATGAACGCAAGTTAAAAGAGGTGGACGGCATTTGGTCAATGAAAGGCTGCCTTGGAAACAAATTGTTAAAAGAAATTAATCCCACTGGAATGCGTGGTCTCAAAAAAGACAAAATAATACAACAAATAAAACAACTGATTAATGCGGCTTATTATTTTGTCGGATATGTGCAGTTCTCAAATGATATTGTGCGAAAGTCAGGCGGCGAAAATGCGACGAGCGAAGACCGAATCCGAAATCTGCAAATGATTTTTAGCGATAATTTGATTGTCATTGATGAAGTTCATAACATTCGCATCTCAGACGACAATGAAAACAAAAATGTGGCCAAGAATTTGATGTATTTGGTGAGCGTGGTTAACAATATACGATTGCTTCTTTTATCGGCGACCCCGATGTTTAACAATTACAAGGAGATTGTTTGGCTGCTGAATTTGATGAATATGAATGATAAAAGGGGTGTCATAAGTATTTCAGATATATTTGACAAAAATGGCGAGTTTAAGGAAGAAAATAAAGAGAAGGGAATCATTTCAGGACGCGATATGTTGATCAGAAAGGCGACAGGATATATTTCATATGTGAGAGGAGAGAATCCTTACACATTTCCTTTCAGAGTGTATCCAAATAGGTTCTCTCCTGATGCCACTTTTAAGTCCAAAAACGAGTACCCACATTATCAGTTGAATCGGCGCAAAATCCCGGAAGAGCGCAAAATAGAGAAACTAAGTGTCTTCTTGACATTGATTGGTGAATATCAAGAGATGGGTTACAAATATATCATTGACAGGTTATTATCTAGACAAGAAACAATTAAACAATCAAAGACAGGCGCTACAAGGCGAATGCCCAGTTTCATAAATCAAAATGCATTTGGATATATGGATTTGCAGATACCTTTGGCGGCATTAAACATAGTTTATCCGTTGAATGCAGGAGAATTAGAAGCGCTAACAGAAGACATACAGCCTTTTACATTTATTGAAGAATATGAAGCAGAGGAAACAGATTTGTCGCCCGTCATAACAAAAGAAACAAAACCAAGGGAAAATCAAGGAACAAAAGATATAAATGAAGAAGATACAATAATAGAAGAAGAAGTAGATATTGTAGCCGAAATTGATGATGTGTTTAAAAATGGACCTGTTTTGACACGTATTTCAAATCAACCAAATGTTCCAGCGAATTCAGAGATAGAATCGGAACTAGCAGTAACAGAAGGAGTAGATGCGGACCCAACCTTGTTTGACAAGGTTACAGAGTTAGATGCAAGTAAGATTGCAACTATATCAAAAAATACTATACCAATAACAAAACCAAATCCAACAAAACCAAAAAAAAGCCAGTCCTTTGGTGAAACCATGGTAAACAAAAAGACATTAGAATCCAGCAAAAATATACAGCATATTGTTGAAGGAGAAACTGTTTCAAATAAATTGCAACAAAGTTTAACTATAAATTCCTCTAAAAAAGGCTTAATAAATGGAGGTGCCAAAATAAATTCAGTTCATCAACAGCGTCTGCTAATTAGTCCAAGAGATTTAACAGGCGCTGATGGTTTGCGAAGAATAATGGATTATAGAGATGATAAATCACCCTCATACAAAGGCGACTTTGAATACAAGCCACGTGTTCCTCATATTTTCAACAACGATCAAATCGGCAAATACAGCGCTAAAATCAAAACCATTTGCGAATCTATTTATAATACTGAAACCAAAACGGTCTCGGATGGAATTATTATCATCTATTCTGCTTATTTGGACGCCGGGTTGATTCCGATGGCCCTAGCATTAGAATCAATGGGTTTCACACGGTTCGGCAAGAACACCAAACCCCTGTTTAAATCGCCAGTTGTACCTGTAGTAGACGTAAGAACAATGCAGCCACCTGAAAACCGGAAGAACTTTAAACCCGCCATGTATTCTATGATCACCGGAGACCCACGTTTATCGCCAAATAATGATTACGAAATGAAAGGAATAACGAATCAAGATAACATCAGCCTACAAATGGGAGATGATATATGCGGACAAAACGTGAAGGTTGTTTTGATCTCACAAGCAGGATCAGAGGGATTGGATTTCAAGGCAGTCAGACAAATACACATTTTAGAGCCGTGGTATAATGTGAATAGAACCGAGCAAATTATTGGACGTGGTGTGCGTAATTTTAGTCACAAGGATCTGCCCTTTGAAAAAAGAAATGTGCAGATTTTTCTATACGGAACTATTTTATCTAATGCACAAGAAGAAGCAGCGGATCTATATGTGTATCGTATTTCGGAAATAAAAGCGGTAAAAATAGGTAAAGTGACAAGGCTTTTAAAAGAGACATCTGTAGACTGCATTATTAATCACGACCAATCGCAATTTACACCGGAGAATTTTTCAAAACTTCCCGAAAATCAGAACATTTCTCAGATTCTTTCCACCAAAACAATTCTGGATAATTTTGAAGTAGGTGATTTGCCCAATTCAGCAACGTGTGATTACATGGACACGTGCGAATATAAATGCTTGCCAACAGTAGACCTAGCAGATGACAAGTTGCTAAATTATGAAACATATAACGAGACCTTTATGCTCATAAATGCGGATAAAATTATTCAAAAAGTGAAAACACTATTTAGAATGCGCTTTTTCTACAAAAAACGGGATTTATTGCAACTAATTAATGTGCCGAAATCGTATCCACTGGTGCAAATATATGCCGCTCTAACTCAAATGATTAATGATACTTCGGAGTACATTACGGATAAATATGGAAGAACTGGCTACCTAATTAATATTGGTGATTATTACTTGTTTCAACCGAGTGAATTGAATTACGGCAATATTTCTCTTTTTGAAAGATCGGTGCCTCTAGATGTGAAACATAAAAGCATCAAATTTGAGATTAAAGGTGACATCACAAAGCAAGTAATTGATAAACGCGGATTGGAACAATTAGGTGTAAATAAAGGTGAACAAATTATTGGCAAGGACATTATTATAAATATGTTTGAAAATTATAAAACCGCTCTATATACGACTAGCGTTGAAAAAGGTGACAACAATTGGTATCAGTTTTGCGGTTTAGTGATAAGACAGATGAAAGAACAAGGGGTAGAATTAGTCAAATTAGAGACATTTTTAATTGAACATATAGTGGATTCTTTGATGATGAATGAACGAATAAACGTTTTAAATTATTTATATTCTACAGAAAAAATAGATGCAGTGATTCCCGGTGAGCCAATATTCAAACATTTTATGACAAGAGTGAAGGTTTATTTGATGACCAAAATCGTTACTGGAAAGAATATCACGGGTATGGTCATTTTTGATGGTCCGTCCAGAGTAGACAATTTACACATATTTGTTTTACAGGATTTAAAATGGGTACCTGCAGAACCAGAAGATAAGTTGAAACTGCATCAGCCGATTTTGCAGAAATATAAATTGAAAAATAACTTGAATAATTATGTAGGGTTTATTGGGTTTGAAACAAATAACAAATATATGGTTTACAAGGTTAAGGATACTGAAAATCTGAGAAGCACTGGATTCCGTTGTGATCAGGCTGGGAAGAAAAAAACACTCGCTATTTTGGGTCAAATAGAAGGCGTAATGGAAGAATCAAGTAAACAGACTGCCTTTGAACTTTGCGTAAGACAAGAATTTACTTTAAGAAATTACGAATTGGATATAAAGAGAAACGAAAATGATGTAATAAAATCGTGGTTTTTAGACACAGAAACGGCAATTATTAACGAATTTGAGAAAAAAGAGAAGAAATAAAATAAATAATAAAATAATTATAATAAAATTGAAAATATATATATTATATTTAATATTAAATATATACTAATATACTATATATTTAATGAATCCCGAATCCGAAAAAGAAGTAGACGTAGACGTATTAGAAGAAGTAGTGGAACCTGTGGTAAAATCGTTTCAAACAAAAAATAGACATAAATCAAAAGACATAAGGGGTGTCTATTCTGATGCACAAATTACAAAAAATATTGTTTTGCCTATCAGCGCTATTGGTAAGAACTTATATCAAACAATTGAAGAAAACATCTCGGCTATGCTGAGCGGCAAATGCATCGTGGAAGGCTATGTGAAGCCCGGATCAGTGAAAATAATCACCTATTCAAGCGGGCTAATTAGAGGCGAAAATGTGATATTTGACGTGATTGTGAAATGTGAGGTTTGTTTCCCAGTTGCAAACATGTTGTTGAAATGTGTCGCCAAGAATATTACAAAGGCAGGTATCAGAGCGGAAAGTGCTGAAGAACAGCCGTCGCCATTTGTCCTATTTGTCGCCAGGGATCATCATTATTCCAATGATTTGTTTAATTCGGTTGAAGAAAATGAGAAATTTACGGCGAGAGTTATTGCACAGCGTTTTGAATTAAATGACAAATATGTTTCCATTATTGCGGAAATTGTGCCACCTAATCGCTTTCAATCCACTAATAGGCAGCCAAGTAAACCAAGATTGGAACTATAATAAAGATATACATCAATAAATCAATAAAACAAAAAACAAAAAACTAAACAATTATGATTATATATATTTTTTTAACTGCAATATATATAGTATATGTCTAAATCTGATTCTGACTCTGAACATATTTCAAAAGGGTTATCATCAACATCCCTCAAAATTAAA